AGATGTCATAGACATAGCGTTAGCAAGATTGACGCCCTCTTCTCTTGCTTTATCAATATCCTTACCCATTTTTATTACAAGAGCACCTAGAAGTGCAATTCCTGCAATGGCTGCAACCCAAGGATTTGCAAGTAATGGAAGCAGTGCGACTATACCTTGAATTCCAAATACAAATGGCATGATCTTTTGTGCCATTTCACCTAACTTACCACCAGCAAAAGATGCTGCAATTGTAAGACCAGAGACTGCTCCAATACCAACACTTGCTTTTCCACTAAATGCAGCAAGTCTTTCTTTTGCTGTTATTTGAGCCTTTGTAGACTCTTCCATAGAATTTGTAAGTTTTACTTCTGCAGCAATCCTACGTTTTGCTTCTTTTAAACTTACCTTTTCTGTTGCTGCTAATAATTGTGCTCTGGACAATCTTGCAGATTGTGTTGCAGTTCCCATTGTGGTACTTCCAGTTTTTTGACCTGTAGGAATACCGTCTTCTGCTCCAGCAACAAGACTATTAATCATTCTAAATCTTCCAAGTCCAGGAACAAATGCTGGCTTACCATTCTTTAATGCTGTTGTTGTTTTTTTATTAAGAACTGTTTCGCCTTTGCCAACAGCAACTTGTCTTTTTTCACTTGGTGCTCCGCTGGTTGTCATTACTTTTGCAGGCTTTGAAACACCTGTTTGTCCTGTTACTACTTCAGATGCTACCTTGCCAGTAAGTAATTCTCTTGCAGTTAATCTTGCACCTTTTGATGGAGTAAGTTTTCTTCCACCTCCACGACCAACCCTTGCAGTTCTAAATTTATCACCATCTAAAGATGCAACTGTTCTAGTGTTGGTAATTTGTCCTGTTTTAGCACTAACTTCTGGTCGTTCGTAAGCAACAATTCTTCCTGAAGCATCTCTTTTTACTGGAAGAGTATAATTAGGATCTACATTTTGAATATTCCTTAATGCTCTAACTACAGACTGAGATGTTTTTGTTGCTTTTACGGATTTTATTACATCTGCTATTGTAGCAGTTCCATTAAATTTAATTGAAGACTGTCCAAGTGGGCTAAATGTTGTGTTTGCATATAAAGATCTTACTGCATTTCCAACTTGTCCACCCTTTTTAACAAGTCCACCAAGAATTCCAGTTTTTAAGTTACCCATTCTGCTATAAATTTGCTGATCACCAATTAAAGAGTTTGGATCTAAAGTAGTTAAAGATCTTGCTAAGTTTGTTCTTATGTTTTCTGTAATACGAACTGCTTCTTTTGGAGGAATTCCCAAATCTATAAGACGAGCAGCCATTGTTGTTGTTGAGCCAGGTGTATTTAATTCTCTTAGGTAGTCTGCAACTTTTACATTACCAGTAATAAGTTTTGAGTTTGTTTCTGGAGACAAATCAAATCCAATTGCAGAAAATGCATTTGCAGCACTAAATCCAGTGCTTTGAATATTTGATGGAACTCCTGATCCACGAACAACTCTTTTATCTACAGCATGTGCAAATACTGTTTTGTTAGCAATCGGTTGAGCGTCTTCCGTACCTTCATTAAATCCTTGAAGATTTCCATTAACCATTGCATCAATAATTGGCTGGAATCTAGGATCTTGTGCAACATCTTTTGGAATAACTGCTTCTCCTGGAGTAAGAACTGCTGGTACAGTGTCTTTATTTCCTGTGCCTGGAACATACTGTGTTCCTCTTGCAAACTTCTTTGGTGCTTTTCCACCCTTACCTCCAGGCAGCATCATTCCTGGGTTTGTTCTAGCAAAGTTTGCTGCTGCTACTGTAGCATCAATATATGCTTTACGAAGAAGCCTTACAGCCTCTGCCTCCATAGTAAATTGCTGTGTAAGTCTTGAGTGTGCTTGATTAAGAGATGCAGCAACTGTTGCAGCATCTAATTGCTCCTCATTTAAATAGTTTGTTTGTTCAGAAAGAATCTTAGAGTTTCCGCTAAGTCTTAGGAATCCTCCACGCATTGCAAGAAATAGTTTTACAATATTTGCTGCACCGTTTGCAAGCAAACCAAATGTCATCAGTAATGCTGGTCCAATAATTCCAACTAATGTTGTGGCAACTACAATAAACTTCTTTGTTCCATCACCTAGGTTATTAAATTTATCTAATAGTCCCGCAATTGATTGGGCTATTGGTGTAACTGCTTCTAAAAATGTTTTTCCAATAGGTTCAAGTGTTAGTTTTAAATCTTGAATTGCTGCTTTAAATTTAGTTCCAATAGCGTTTTCAAGAGTTCCAAGTTCTCGCTCAGACATAATAGCAAGTTGCTCAACTGAGTTTGTTGTCAAACCAAGAACTTTAGATGCCTGTGTTCCATCTTTTGTTACGTTTTGGAATAAAGTAGAAAGACGTGAAAATTGGAATTTACCAAATAGTTGTTCAATAGCACGAGCACGATTAAGTGGATCTAGTGTATCTAATGCTTTTGAAAAGTCAATAACTGTTTGTCTAACATTTCCCTGATTGCCTTCAACAATTGCATTAATATTAACACCAAGCCCAGCAAGCATTGCTGATGCTTTCTTGCTTGGATTAATTAATGCTGCAAGACCAGACTTTAATGCGTTAGCGCCTTCTGATGCATTAATGCCACCTTCTTTCATTGCAGTTAGGAAGAATGCTAAATCTTCTACATCTCCACCAAGTTGCTTTACAACTGGACCTGCTTTAGGAATTGCAATTGTTAAATCTTCAATAGATACAACAGTCTGGTTTTCAACTGCGTTAAGGAAGTTAATCTTTTTTGCTAAATCTTCTGCTGCCGTGCCAAATGCATTTGTAATAGATATGGTTGTTTCTAAGGCTTGTCCTTGTTCTACCCCGCCAAGAACAGCAAGTCTTGTTGCCTGTGCAACCTGTGCTGTGAGATCTGCTCCAGTCTTACCCATTGCTGCAGCATCTGCTGCCATTTTCATTGTGTCTACAACTGCTACACCATACTTAGTAAATTCTTTTGCAAGATTTCTTACATCATCAAGAGCCTTGTTTGTTTGCTCTGTTGTTGTAAACATATCTCCATAAACACGCTTAAATCTAATTGCTTGTGTTTCAAGATCCATAAATGTTTTAGCAGCAGCGGTTCCAAGATATGCAAGAGGTATGCTAAATCCAACCATCAACTGACGGCCAGCCCATTGTGTATTCTTACCAAAGTTCAAAAGATTAGTTGAACCCTGCTTCATTAATTGATTAAATAGTGCCTGTTTTTGTGCTGCTAATGCAACCTGAGTTCCATAGTCCTTCATATTTAATGAAGTTGGAGTTACGGAAATTGCTTGCATTGCACCGCTAGTATCACGGCCTAACTTAATGTACTGTGTTTGAAGTTTCTTTACACGATCTTCTGCTACCTTGCCAATTGTGTCAAATTCTGCTTTAAACAATCTACCAAATGTTTTTGTAGCACCTCCAGCATAGCGGAAGTATTCTCGCATTGAGAATTTGTTCTTTTCAAGAGAGTTTGTAAAAGATTCTGTAGATGTTCTGACAACACCCATTTGTGCTGAAAACTTACCAGTAGCATTTATTGTGTTCAGCAGATTCTGCTGCATGTTCCTTTGTTGAGCAGCAGCAGAAGCACTACCCTTTGATACCGAAGTATGGAATAGTGCTAACTGTCGCTGTAGACTCTTGAGTTCTGCTAACGCCTGCGACGTATCAATGTGTACGCCAATATTGGCATTAACATCACTCATTTGTCACCTCATTGTTTATTTAGTTGTTTGCAAGAACAGTGTTTAGCAATGCATTTGCATCATTTAATTTTACCCCTGAAGCAGACTCAATAATTCTATAGACTGTTGGAAGATCAATATTATCTTCTAACTTTTTAATATCTTCTGCAATTTCTGGCATATATTGCTTCATTGCAATCTGAACACATTCAATAAGGACTGTTGTTGACTTGTCATTATTTTCTGCCACCTCTGCTAGTTCTTCAAACTTCTTCATAAATGGACGTAGCAATGAGATTTTAAGCGGTCTTGCTTTAATCTTTGTGCCATCCAAAAGAACTAGTTCTACCTCTTCATACGTGCTTGTTGCCATTATTTCCTCCTATAGGCTATGTCAATTATAGCATAAAACGGTTATTTTGTTAGATCTTCATACTCAAGACCCATGCCAATACCAAACCCTGCTTGTCTAGCATTTTGTCCCTGCAGTGCTAAGATATCTTTACTATCACTAGTTGCACCCTTACTAAATACTCTTGCTTTCATATCTTCCCATTCTTTCTGTCCTCTGCTAGATCCAGACTCTTTGTCTAAATCTACTCCTTGAATTGCAGCAAGAAACTTTTTTTCTTCATAGTCAAGTTCTCTACGGCTTGATAAAGTAGCCATTAATTCTGGCATAGACATTGACTCTTCTAGTTCTTTGTAGTCTTTCCAAATCCCCAGCAAAAATGCTTCGGACTCAATCTTTGCTAAATCTAATTCAAACCAGGTTGATCCGCTATCTGTTGCTTGGTTCTTTACAGTTTCTTCTAATTGTTTATTTATTTTTATACCAGCAGAAATATCTAATATTGTGTATATGGTTGGCATATCTAAATTATTTTCTACATCAGATTTTTTCTTTGATATTTTTGGATAATATTGTTTCATTGCAACTCTTACGCACTCAACAAGAGCATCTATTGCTTCATCGTCATTATTTGCATTTTTAACATTTTCAAATGCATCCATAAATTCACGTAAATATTTTATTTTTAATGGAATAATTTCTAATTCAGTTCCATCAATTAAATTAATATTTTTACTTTTATATATAGTTGTTGCCATGATTTATCTATTCTATCATAGGCAAAACAAAAAACCCACCTCATTAGAGATGGGCTTTGAGTTAATCTAAATTTAGATTATGATTGTCCCCAAGTACGATCTACGATCTTACCGTAGGAACCTGACGCATCTTCAGGAAGAAGACGGAATGAAACTTCAAACATTGATGGTTCGTCACGCTTAGCGGACACAGTTACGTTCTCAATTGATAGAGCACGGTATGCTGTGTAAACACGCTCAACAGAGTCAGATGCATCGCAATCTCCAGTTCCTGGACCAACAGCAACGATTCCTCGTTCTACTGGACATTCTCCAAGTTCACCTGCAGATAGATTAAGTGTCTGACCTGTAGATGCTGCCTTGTTTCCTGTAAGTTGTGTATCTTTGAATGCTAGTGCAAGAAGCAAGTTTTCTAATGTTGCTTCAGCAAAAGCGGTAGCAAGATTAACCTGCATACCTTGCTTATATAGTTTTGCAACGTCAAGAATTTGATCAACTGCAACTTCACCAAAATCTGGTTGGAATTGTAGTTCAAGACCGTTCATTGTGTAACCTACGTTAGTGTATGATGCATCTGCTGTCAGAGTATCCTTAAAAGACTCACTTGAATCAAAACCTTCTAGTGTTCCTGGTGTAAGGGTAGTATCTGCAACGAATAATGCTGCTGCACCAACGATGATGTTGTTTGACGTACCACGGCTATATGGCATATTTGTTCACCTCTTTCATAAAGTATTATTAAGTTGTTTGGCGTGTTTCCTCTAAACCAATTATACTGCCTTTTTATGTATATCTAGAATCAGATTCGGTCTTGATGTGATAGTCATACTCTACAATTATCTTGTTTACAAAGAGTGTTCTGGCTGATGCTAGTTCTGCAACGTCTCTGCTTTCGTCTGCTTGATATACCCTCGTATTATGGAAATAAATGTTATATGGGATTGTATTGCCCTGTGAGTTTAAGACTGGATTAGCAATAGCCCAGGAGTTGATATCTTGAGCAGATGAGTCTTCACGATCCAAGGCATTAGATATTACACGAACTGCGTCTATTAACTTAGCAACGTCTGTTGAGTATAAGAAATATATCAGTTGCTCTCTTTTACGAGCATAAAATGGTGTTGGTCTAAATCTCATAAGTCTGTCATATACAACTAGTAATGGGCTTTCTGTTTGTCTTATTATAATGCTGTCATTGTATAGGTCTTCAATATTTGTTGGAAATTGTGCTGGAACCATGGGGCTTGGATTTAAAAGATCTGCTTCTGCGACAAGTCCATAATATGCCAACTCTGAAAGAATGTATCCATTTAAAAATGTTGGTGGAAATCCAGTGTCTGTTAATATAGTCATAGTTCTATTCTACTCCAATTGTTGCATTAGCAATCCATTTAAATCCAGTATCAATACCCTTGCTTCTTCCCATTCTTGATCCAGCCCTTAGATTCTTTTTATATAGAGTTGGTTTATTAATATATTCATATAGGCCAGATGCTTTTATAAATGATTGTTTAAAATATCTTAAAATAAATTCATCAACAGTTGATTCAAAACTTCCGTAAACTTCATCTCCGCCTGGATTAGTTACTGTTACTTGTTTTTTTGTAAAAACATCTCCGTTAGGTCCACTAAATCTTAACGCTTGTGACCTTGTTGGAGCAATCGTTACTGGAATACCATCTTCCATTATTTTTGCTTTATTGTAAAATGGAACTGTCATGTTTTCTGAAACCGTTCTTGATTGCCTAAATTTAGAATTTAAAGATAGTCCAAGATTGCTAACGGTATAGTTTAAATCAAATAGCCTTGAGCCTGGGCTTCCAGTCTGGTTCCACTCATAAACATGGTGCAGTGCTTTAGGGTTTGCTCTTGCTTGAACATCTACATATTGTGATAGTGCTTGTATTACGCCAACTCCAAGTTTGTCTAAAAATATTCTTTTACCTTTTTGAACACCATCTAAAAATCCAAATGAATAATTAATAATATTTGTCATTTGTTTATCAAAAGCCTTTGTGTTCATTGTAACTATCATTAGTCGCCTACTGTCTGATTCTCAGTTCTGCGCCAAAGCATTTTATAATATTCTGTATTTCCAAAAGGTCCAGTAAATGGCTCTACTGTTGCTATTTCATAGATGGTGCCTCTGCCAGTTCGTGCACCTGCTGTTTCCCTGTAGATAACGGAATCGTTACTACTTCTAATATTTGTAATTAATATGTTTGTTATTGCGTTATACGAACCATTAGATGATAACCTTGGATCATTGCCCGTTCTTGCAATTAGTTTATTTTCGTATTGTAAAAATGCTTCTGGCTTTATGTCTTCAGTTCCTACTCCACCTACTGGTGTTGCGTTACATATGATTGTTCTATCGTATACCCAGTCTTTTTTAGGTTGTCCATAATCACCTTGTGTAAGAATTGGAAAATATATATCTGCCTTCATTGGATACATGAAGTCTGTAGTTTCACATAGAGCCATTACAAGACTCCAGGACGAACAATATTATTAACATATTTAGACAAAATCTTGTCTACAATAATATTTCCAGTACCCTCAATCATTCTCTTGTCATACTCAATTTTAAATTGATCAGTGCTGTAGTTCTTTACATATCTCTTATAGTAATCTAATTTACCACACTTAATGTCATCAATTAACATTTTTGTAGCATCTTGAATGTCAATTGGAACAACCTTATATCCAGTTTCTAGTAAGAAAATGTAGTCTGTTCCTTGTCGGAACCCTACGCCAGGAGTAATTGTTTGTGTGTTTCCACTGTCTTCTGTATCAAAAATTGCGTATGAATCAGAAACTGCCAAAGGAATTCTTGATGGGCGTCGCTCTGCTCTATTTAGTGAATCTGTTGCTTCAACTGGGTCTTTTGTAATTGCCGTTTTATCTTTTGTAATAATATAGTTAAAGTCTGCAAGTGCTGGTCCATCTACATCGTCTACGTCATATACTAGTTCTGCATTTTCATATGCCTTTAAAATTTTATGCGTTCTATCCCAAAGCGGAATGTAGTCTGTTTCTTGTCCAACAACCTCTAAAAATTTACGGTTGTAATAGAATCCATCAACCATTGTATCAATAATTGCTCTAGCCATTGATTCGTATTCTTTAAATTTTGCAATTCCTGTTGCAGATGTTTCATTGTATAATGCTGCTATAGTAACTGGATCAACGTATGGTCGTTCAATCTGTAGGTTGTCTTCAACAACTATATCACCACGTTCGCCATCAATATCTTCATATACTGTTACAGCATAAGACTTATCATATTTTACAAAGTCTCCCGATAATTCGTATGTAATCTTTCCTTCTGATGAGGAAGTTAGTCCAGACTCTCCGCTAACAAACACTTCAAGTTCTGTTTGCTCTGGTACGTCTTCAATAACAAGAATATAGTCTGCTGACTCATCTGGAACTGTATAGGATACAGAAAGGGGATATGGGGGTGTGCGAAGAATGACTGACATTGTTATTTACCGTAGTATGAGGCTACTTCTTCAGGCTGTGCAATTCTGACTGCCTTACGAGTAATCCACTGTTCCGATGCCTCCTTTGAGACTATGTTGTATCCCACCTTTATTTCCCCAAGACCATGCCAATAGATGTTTCTGTCTGAGTAAAGGGCTACCTTTTCAATTGGTGCTTTTTCTTCTTTAATATTATTTGTTAATCCCGTTGGAATAAAACTTGCAATTACTTCTAAAATTTCTAATTTAGTAGATACCCCAAATAGGTCAATGTTATTTTTTTTAGCATAAGATTTTAGTTCCATTACGGTCTTTTTTGCTAATTCTTCAATTGTCATATTTTCTCCCATACTCATTTGTAATTATACCAGAATATGACTAAGGGAGGACAGAAATTAATCCATCCTCCCTCAATCTGGGTGGTCAATGATTACGAATCAGTTGAATCTGCATCTGCATAAGATACAGCGTCTAATTCTTCCCATTGAATACCAAAACGGACGAATACTGTGTATTCAATTGTGTCCTTCTTTGGCTTGTATTCACGGTTTACAGTGATGTCTCTCTGGAATCCCCATACACGGTTTGCTGGGAATGTAAGATCTACATAACCTGCAGGGTAGTAAGGAACTTCAAGAACGTCTACACCTAGTACACGAGTTGTGCGTGAGTTGCCAACTGTCTGTGCATTTCCATCAAGGTAGTCTTGACGGTTTGCTGGTGTTCCTGCTGTGCGAGTAGCAAATGCTTCTGCTACTGCATCTGCGAGTGTACCGTTATTCTTAACGATACCTTGGAATGCGTCTGTACCTGCATAGAACTTAAGATTGCTCTTAATTGCACGATACTTGCGTGGCATTGCCAAAATGATGTTCTGCATTGCTGCAGTTGTCCACTCGTTGTTTGCTACAGTAACTGCTGCTTCGTGAGCATCATTGCCCTGAACTTGATTTACCTGAGCAACGAAGCCAGGCATGATGGATAGGAAGGCATCGTTGCCTGATCCTACACCATTAATCGCAAGATCTTCAATATCGTTAGCGAAAGCATTTGTCATCAAGCGAACTAGATGATCTTCAAGTGCTGCACCTTCAATATTGTCTTCTAGTGATTCTGTAGAAACTTCCCAGTCCAAACGAATCTTCTTTGTTGTGAGTTCTACCTTAGAAAATGTAGCACCAACGTTTGTGTAGTCTGGTGCACCCTGTGCTGCTGCACGGATAACACGCTCTCCAACGTTAACCTTCTCAATTTCCATTGTATTTGCTCGCATAGTGACCTTACGGCCATCTTTGGCGAGAACAGTTGCATCCCACACGTAGTCAATAAAACGACGTGCTTGCTCAGGTGCTAGAATACCACCAGAGACTCCTGTAGGATTTACGGCATTTGCTCCTGTTGTAGAACCAAATGCTGCTGTTGCTGTGTTACCAAGCGCTGCTGCTGGACTTACGTTACCGTCAGCATTACGTCCTGTTGCACCACCAACACCACCAGATACTAATGCGCCTTGGGAGTTAAGTTCTGCTCCTGAGCCACCTGAACCTGGATAGTTTTTTTCTATATTTGTATTTTGTTCCGACATATTGTTCACCTCCTAGTGATATATACCTTAGTTAAATAGGTCGGTATTTGTGAGGAAACGACCGCCCCATAGGGATTTTTGAACCACTTGTGGTGATTCCTGTACGATCTCGCCTAGATCGCCAGACTTGCGGAAAGCGGTGTCTTGCTCTACAAGATCTACTCGCTTGCCAAACTCGTTAAAGTTACTCTTAATGCCATTAACATCTGATGTTACTGTATCAAGAGACTTTGTTACTGCTGCTACCTGCTCGTTAAGAGACTTAATAGTTGCAGCAAGATCGCCAAAGGCATTAGTAAGAGAAGCATTAATTTCTGAAACTGCTTTAGCAACTTCTTCTTTAACTTCTGAAACGGCGTCAACCACTGCTTCTTCTGCTTTCTCTACTTCTACTGCTGCTT